GTTCCATCGCCTTATACTCCCTTTATCGAACCGGGCTATAAGTCGTATACTCCTGTTTCACAGGATACACTTGTTAAAGCTTCCGGACGATCCGATATTCAGAAGGGAAACTATGTCTCCCCCACTGCTTATCGCGCCTATAGGATATCGATCACCGGTGGTCAACTCCAAGGAGTTGGCAACTGGAAGAAGGTTGGTACTGTAAATGGCCAACCTTACTTTCGACGTGGCTTATATTCTGGAAAAGCAGCTATGACAGGCGCAACCTATGCTAGGTTGGGCATGACTACTGCTTTCTATCCAGATGTACCCACATCGACATACAACGCAGCGCGTACTATGGCGCTGAATCGCTTAAGTGACTCTAAGGTCTCTTTTGGCGAAAGTCTTGCGGAAATCCGCCAGACTCGAGGTATGATGCTCGATCGATTAACACAACTTATTCGTGCATACCGTTACGCCCGAAAGGGCCAATGGAATAATGTACGTAATACGTTGTTTGACAAGAAAGGTAACACTGTTGGAGAAGCAGCCAACTCTTGGCTGGAATTCCAATTTGGATGGAAACCTCTTATGAACGACATCTTCAATGGCCGTCAGGCCATTCTCGATGCGTTCGAAAAGAATGAGGATCTCATCCGCGTTACTGCAGTTGCAACTAATAGTTATATCAAACCGGAACTTTTCGGTACGTATACCTATAATCACGCAGACATTACGCAAGGAGTCCAAGTAGGTCTTACCTACAAGGTCTCTGACGCTACTAGAGTCGGTTTCCGACGTCTAGGTCTTGCTGATCCCCTCGCTCTCGCGTGGGAACTGTTGCCTCTGTCTTTTGTCGTCGACTGGTTCGTTTCAGTCGGTGACTTCCTTTCTGGTCTTTCTGCTGCATGGGGCCTCAAATTCGTTTCCGGATATGAGACCGCATGGACTCGCGGCAATTTCGAGATAACTCGAGATTTCGCACCCTACTTTTCCAACTCCTGGATGAGTGGCGGTAGCGCTACATGGCATGTTAATAACTTTGCCATGCGCCGTACGGGGTTCTTAGATACCCCGCCACCTGGATTTTATTTTAAAGTCCAGATGCCATCACTCGGTAAGATGACTACTCTTCTTGCCTTGTTGAAGCAGCGCTCGTGAGCTTTTCGACTCACAAACCTAAAGGTAATTCTACCTTTAGTTAACCTCTAACAGGAGAAGCATATGCCTTCTTTTGCATCCTTCGATCTTTTAGATCGAGAAGACACCCCTGTATCCCACACATTTACCCCGAACTCGCTTGAAGCGGGTCTTGGTACTTTTGTGGAATCCGATGGTGTTCCAGTCGGTGACAACAAAATCACCGTCTCTGTTCGCCGTTCCGGTGCCAAATACAAGGCCCGGTTGGTGATGTCCGCCCCCACGATCGTTACAGAAACGATCAATGGGGTGGATAGCTCGAAGGTAAGTCGGACCGCTTATGCGGATCTTACACTTACGTTTGATGCAACTTCAACTCGTCAAGAACGCGAGAATCTTGTTGGCATGTTTGCCAACGCTCTCTCGGCTGATAACACCCCAATCGACGGTGTTATCACTGGTCTAGAGGGATTGTATTGAATTCTTGACATGTCAAGAAATTCAGTAATCCTTCTTGTGCTCTGGTTACAGTTCATATGCATACTCATTCTGAGCTTGCACCTAGGGATGTCTACACCTCAAAGTTTCTTTGAAGGTTGCAGAACCATGAACGGTTTCGAGTATTTGAAACTTCTTCTCAAATAGTCTTTCGACAGCACTTTTCGACCTGCATATACTCCGAATGAGTCGGTGTATATTTCTTACGTAATCCAAAAGGATACTTGAAGATGCAACAATATAGAACGGGAACCAAAAAGGACCCGAACTATCTTCCAGCTATGTTAGGCAAATCTTTCGAGTCCGAACTAGATCAACTTGTTTCTGATCTAGCTACGACCGAAGGCTTTAAAGGGGCATATCTGAAATCAGAGTACAAATCTAAGTACCTTGACAGCAGTATATGCTCCCCTGACCAACGCCGCACTGCCGCTATAGCCAAATGGCTGGCGACAGAAGAGCAGAACCGGAAAACGAATCAACGTCTCCAACTTGGTGACGAGGATTTCGGATGGACAACCTCAGATAAACTTATATCTAAGGCTCGGTCCATTATATCGGATATCTTAGGCCCTTTAGATTATGACTCCGTCCTCACGGGCGGAACTCATTCTAATGGGGCAAGTACCCGAATCCGGCGCAGCCCTAAGGCTGCTCTCGAAAAGCTTGCTGGACAAGCGCATGTCTCTAGTAGTGCGTTAACCCACTGGCTCCACACCGCGCAATGCACGGTGTTGAGTGCCCAGACGTTAACTATCCACGAAGAGTCTGTGATGTTCACAGTCCCAAAAGGCACTGAGATTGATCGCGTGGCTTGTAAAGAGCCCGAGATCAATATGTTCCTTCAGAGACAAGTTGGTACCCATATTCGTAAAAAGTTACGGAAACGCGGTATTGATCTTAACGATCAAACCCGTAACCAAGACTTAGCACGAAGAGCCCTTTCTTTGGGCTTAGGTACCATCGACCTTTCGTCGGCTTCAGATTCAATTTCCAAACAATTGGTTATTGAACTTCTGCCGTTCGAATGGTGGTCTTTGATGGATGACCTTCGTGTGCACTCCGTCATTATTGACGGGGACGTACACGTTCCAGAGATGTTTTCATCTATGGGTAATGGGTTTACTTTTGAGCTTGAAAGCCTCCTTTTCTACGCGTTAACACGCGTGGTTTGTTGGTTTTCCGGTATCAAAGGTACTATCTCAGTCTACGGTGATGATATTATCGCACCCTCTAAG